GTAATCATCTTGTTAGGACTTGTTACAACTGATGGGTCAGAATAAAAATACTTCATCTTTGTTGATGGTTTAGTTTCTTCACTAATCAAAACATAACTATCATTGAACTCTAAGATTGGACTTGTAAATAAAGACAAGGCTCCTAAAAATTCATTCAAATCATAGATGGCTACTTCTTGTGGGAAGTTTTCCTCTACCTCAGCTTTTGCAACGATATTTTTCATTGCAGACATTGTTGCGATTGTATTGCCTTCTTTAATCACTAGATTCTGATTAATTGTAGCAAAATTCTTCAATACAGAAGTTGTATGACTACTTAGTTTCATTTCACATTTTCTCCATTTCATTAACATATAGTGCTATTATACCATAGTGTATAACTTTTAACAAGTCTTTTCTGTCCTTGCCATTCTTTTTTCCATACCTTTGTGCATACTTTAAAATATTACCGATACAGAAACCCTCGCCGTGGCCGCCGTCAATAATAAACTCAGTTGCCTGAAATTTGTTTTTACTGTAATGCTCATTGTATGTATTATCAATATAAGTCTTCAATTCTAATAAAGCCTTATTCTCATTATATTTGTAGTCTACCATTATGTAATTTCTTCTCCAGTTTGTTTATTTACTTTTTTTCTTCCACGATATTGTGATATAACATTTTCTCTTTCTTCATTTGTCATATCACCAAATGCTTTACCTTGTAATTTGAAAGTTTTATTTCCAAATATATTTACATTTGCAGAGAATGTTCTTCTTTCACCATCACCAAAAAAAGGATTGACAGAGTGTCTTAACCAATTTGGAAAAATTATAAGAGTTCCAACTTCTGGCTTTACATATTCCTCTGTTACTGGCTTCAATGCAACAACATCTCTCATAACATTGGTGCCCCAATTAAAATAAGTATAACCATCAACAACACCACTTGCATTGTTTATACTTACACCACCACCAAATTCTGCAGGGTCTGGTTGTTTTAAAATACACTCTGGAACTTTTAGATATAGAATCATTGAAAGTCCAGCTTGAGTTCTACAGCCATGGTCGTGTAATGGATTATAGTCTCCAGCATAACTATGAACTGTCCAAGCCTCAAAAGTGTCTGCAGTTACATCTTGATTGTAACCTTGTTTCATAAATGACTTTGAACACTCATCAACAATTTTTTTAAGTGCACTACCTGCACTGTCATCAAAAAGGTCAAATTTTAATTGTGCAGATTTTTTACTCTGATTAATTTGACCTACTAATCCATCTGAATAATCATCATTGGCTGGAATGATAACATTATCTATATGGTTATTAAGTTCGTCTATAACATTTAAAGGTATCTCTACTTTCATCATGTGAACTGCAAGTTTAGTTCTCATTGCAGCTTTAATGCCTGGCTTTTCTAATCCATATTCCTCTACAATTTTTGTATATTCGTCTGAACCCTCTGGATATATTGCGCCATCAGGCATCTTAACTTTTTTCTTAATTGGGTCTTCAGGCGAAACTTGCTCAGTAATAATTTCTGGCTTTATTTCTTTTGATGTTGATTGTATTTTGTCTACTGTTGCAATTGAACCATCTTTTAAACCACCTGGCGGCAGGTCAAACATTTTAAGTCCCATAATATATTCTCCTTATATGGATTTATCATTTTTATTACAATAACATAAAAGGGGAGTAAAGTCAACCCCCCTTTTAGCTTTTTTTACTTTACGTCAATAAGTCTTGGTTTCTTTTCCTCTGGAACAATTCTTTCCAAAGAAATATTTAAAAGACCATCTTGTAGTTTTGCATCTTTCACAATAATATCATCAGCTAGTGTGAACTTTCGATTAAACTTTCTATATGAGATTCCTCTATATAAATTGTTTTCATCTTCATCATTCTCTTTAATAGAACGAATTGTAAGTACACCATCAGCAACTTCTACTTCAATATCTTTTTTACTGAAACCAGCGAGGGCCATTTCAATGTTGAAATTGTAATCACCATCTTTTCTGATATTGTAAGGCGGGAAGCCTGTTGAACTTGAATTATTTTCCATATAGTTTTGTAGTTGGTCAAAGACTCTATCGAAGCCAACTGCATATGGTGTTAATTGATTGAAATTGTCCAATAGACTTGGAAGTGAATAAGATTTGCTTACCATGTTTATCTCCTTATTAAGCAAGATTATTAATGACAACCCTTTATGGCGTTGTCTATATTATATATAAGGATTGTAACCCTAGATTACAACCCCCACACATAATTTTTTGCAGAGCCTAGAACTGAGGCTCTGTGTTTTCTGTTGTTTCTACTGTTGGGATTTCAGTATTTTCCTCTAATGGATTTACACCAGCATCAATCTTGGTGTATAAATCCATGAAAGATTCTTTAGTGTCATCATCAAACCTAGCGACACACATCTCAATAGATTTCATTTTATCCTTGAAGATTGCGAAAGCTTTGACAATGTGGTCAAGTCTTCTAGTTGATATCAACTCATCAACACCACCATCATAGAAAGTCTTTCTGATAACCTCAGACCAAGTAACTAGATTAGTTGCAAAGTCCTCATCAACAGCTCCATACTTTTTCATAGAACCAATGACAATCTTTTTTTCGACAGATGGAGAAGCATAAGGCTGTTCGATAGTAACCGCAAACCTCTCAAGGAATGCCTCGTTCAAAATGTTAGTTCCAATGAACCTACCATCTTCTGAACCTTTACCTTTAGTATTGGCTGTTGCCATTACGTTAAAACCATCTTTAGGAGTAATCCACTTGTTTACTTTTTTCAAGTAAACACCTTTACCCTCAAGGACAGGCTGTAAACACATTAACTTATTAGAACCTAAGTCACACTCATCAAGTAAAAGAGTACAACCTTTTTCCATGGCTTCGATAACAGGCCCTGGCACAAACTTTGTTTCACCATTTACCAATCTGAAACCACCAAGTAAATCATCTTCATCAGTTTCGATAGTGATGTTTACCCTAATCAACTCTTTATTCATGTCGGCATGAACTTGTTCAATCATAAGAGTTTTACCATTACCAGACAAGCCAGTAACAAAAACTGGATAGAACAATCCAGACTTGACGATTGATTTAATATCTTTGAAATGTCCCCAAGGCACGAAACCCTCGAATGCACTAGGAACTAAATTTTGTTTTTCCATATTAGTTGCTACCAAGTTAACAGTGGCTGTATTCTCAGCAGGGGCATCTAGGATAGTTGTCGGTGCAGACTCTCCTGGCAGCTTGAACTGATTATAACCAACTTTAAATTGTTTTTTAAACCAACCAGCTTTTGGAACACCCGCAGCTTTTGAGGCTTCGATAACTTGTTGATTTGAAATTACTGTACCAGCTCCAAACTGTGTTGTGGCTTGGTCAATAAACTTTTGTTTCTGTGGTGAAAACGTATTCATAATATATCCTCTCTAATTGTTTCAACTCATCTTACTATTAAGCATACCACATTTTGTATGCATTGTCAACGCCTAAGCTACCATTTTAATAAAATTATTTAGCAAAGGTCTATTGGTAATTTTACCATTTGACATTTTACTGAAGGCTCTTTTGAGTTGACCTTTATTGTAGGTAACTCCATCTTCTAATTCTAATTCAGTATTCATATCGAACTTGTTAGGCCCTGGCAAGATATAACAAACATCAAAACCTTGACCTTTAGGAACAATCAAAACATTTTCCTTGTTACACTTTTTAACTAAGTCCAACATCTCTCTATATGATTGTACTGATTCGTAACCAATTATATCTCTAATACTATTGTAGTTGACAGTACCTTTTCTGCCAGTACCAGCTACATAAAAGTTTACAATATTCATATCTGGCATTCTCTGTTTTAGTAATGAAAGTAACATTTCAGTTTGAACACCACTACCTCTTTTATCTTTAGAACTAACTTTGTTTCCAAACTTAACATCAGTAAATATTTGAGTTCCATAACCTAAACCTTTAGTACCATTACGAATACTACCATCTTCATTTTTATGAACATGACATTTACTGTAAATGTTATTACTAGCTCCATCAGTAAGAAAGATGGTATGTATTTTTTGAACGCCAGTAGTTTTCTTAAACTGTGGAACTAAGTCCATCGCACAAATGATTGCATCATTTAGTGGTGTAGACGCAAGTTGCAAACTTCTAGGCTCTTGGTAAGGATAACCATCATCTCTCCAATTTCTATAACCCCATCTACTTGCAAACATATAAAGATAGTGCATCATATCATTTTGTTCTTGAGTTTTCATCTTACTTGAAAACAACTGTAACAAGTTAACATTAAGAATCATATCTCCAGACTTAAACTTTTGGAACTGGCCAGTATCTCTTACTCTATCATATCCATTTGAAAAACCATAAACCTCAAAAGGTATTTGAGTTCTGTTACAAAACCAAATAATATTGAATAACTGATTCATAGTACCAAGTAAATTATGAGCCATACTACCAGACCAATCTAAAAATAATACCAATCCATGATTTTTGGCTCCTGGCAATGTAGTAACTTTTGCAAACAAGTCATCATTGTATTTGTAAGTATGTAACTTACCCATGTCAAGAGTTCCAGTTTTTGAAACAGTAGCTCTAGAGTATGCATCTGCAGCTTTCTTCATTTCAAATTCTTTTACCATATAAGACACAGCTTTTTTACTATCTGATTTTGTTTTATTTAATTCTTCTAAAGTTTTATCCCAATATTTAACACAGTGCTTTTTTTCTTCGAGATAGTGAGTACTGAAAATTTCAAGTATCTTTTTACTAGGAACTATTATTTTTTCTAAATCAGCTTTTGGAATATTTGAATAACTATAATCACCAGCTTGAGTGTCTAACATTCTCTTCATTGATTCTTCTGATGCTTTGTCAGTAGAAGCAGTAACATCTGTTTCATCATCACCAACACCATTACCATTAGTGGCTTCTTTAGAAGCTGATTTATCATCTGAATTTTCTTCAGTATTTTTAGTTTCTGTAGAATCCACAGTTGAATTTTCTTCTTCTGTATTTTCTTTAGTTTGTCCATCAGACTTTTCTGAACCCTCAGATTTTTCTTCTTCTTTTTCCTCTGAAACAGAACTAGATGGCACCTCAATCTCTTGACCATCATCAGACTCTTCTTGACCACCATTATTATTCATAGATGGCTGACCCATACTATCCATAACTAAATCATCATCTGACTTTTGACCTTGACTATCTGGATTTTCCTTAATATATTCAACTAATTCTTTTGCCAATTCTATCACATCATCTGAAGTGATAGTTTGATTAGCTTTTTTTACCCATACCATTTCGTCATCTGAAAAAGGAATATCACTATGATGTTTGTAATGTAAATTAATTCTATCAATAAGATTGTATTTGTTAATATCTTTACCGATTGTTTCAAAAAAGTTACCATTGATTAATTCTTGATAACCTTTATCAAAGATTTTTACTGCACCTTTGTATTTAATTTGAATAGCTTTTTCAATTCTTACATCTTCTAAAACATTGACAACACTAAAGTCAATTTTTTCTTCTTTAACTTTTTCCATCATCTCTAGAGGAGTCCACAAAGCATGACCCACCTCATGGAGTGTCATTAACTCTTGAACAGTTTTAGACATATCTTTCCAAATAGGAAGTGATAGTTCTCTATTCAAAACATCAAATGCGGCTGTTGATTGATTCCTATGTACAACATGAATATCTTCTTCAGCCAGTAACTTGGAAAGTAGTGTTAAATCTCTCATCTATATGCCTTTCTTTATTATGTATATAAGATACCATGCATTTAGCAGTTTGTCAAGGCATTTAAAAAATATAATAAAATCAATGACTTATAATCATGATTCCATAAATTCCATAAGTGGTGCAGTAACTTTGATTCGTGATTCGGATATATTGAAATACTCTTTTTCTTTTTCAATACCTATAAATTTAAAACCCTCATCTTTTGCAGCCATGCCCGTTGAACCGCTTCCCATAAATGGGTCAAGCACAGTTCCACCTTTTGGTGTAACTAATCTGCAAAGATATTTCATTAGTTCAACTGGTTTTACAGTTGGGTGTGTGTTCTTGTTTCCACTATCCTTTTCAGACTTAGAAGTTTTAGGACAATAGAAAAATTTTGCCCACTCTGTTTCTAAACCATCATGCATAACATTAGCAGGAAATCTTCCTCTTGGGTCTGCATCTGCAAAATGATTTACCTCTTGTTTCATACCAGAGTTTTCATCTGTCCAAACATTGTTTTCATCTCTAGACTTACGAATTGTGGTTTTTCTCTCACCACCAGTATCATCACCCTCTATTCTACAATCATCAATATTAATACCACCAGTTCCATGTTTCAATACATTATCTACAATAGAACTTTCTGATAAAGCTTTTCTCGCCATTACGATTGGTTCATGTGCCGGTTTCAATGCAGTTCCCCAGCCTTCCCATTCAGAATCACCTTTTGTTCTCTCAACCATAGAACTCTCATAGTTTGCTACTTGTTGATTACCTATTGCTCTTTCTGTTCTATTTGCACCATCTTGTAAACTTCTTGGGTCATACATACCCATTGACTCTCTTTTGTTACCTTGTTTTTTGTCAACACCTTTTCCTATATTTAAACTCTTTGGAAAACCACTTCCATAAATCCACATAATCTGGTCACGAATCTCAAAACCAGCATCTTCGATTGCAACTGCCATTCTATGATAGTTTCTTGATGCAGAAAAAGCAAGTAGATGTCCACCTGGCTTTAATAATTGTAACATGAGTTCCCATGTTTCTGGTCTAAATGCTATATCACCACCATCCCATTCTTTACCCATAAATCCAGTTGACGCTCTTTTAAATGCACCATCTGTTCCATACTGTGCTGGTGCAGAAGTTTCTTTACCAAATCTTTTTACAATAGATGTTAAATGGTATGGTGGGTCAGTAACAACTGAATCCACTTGTACTCCATCATCAATTAATTTTTGCATTTCATCAATGCAATCTCCGTTAAGTAACAACATGACTAAAATTTTTCACCTTTTCAAATTTCAATGTACTTCTAAATTTATCAGCAAGTGCATCTTGTTTATGACTAATTACAAATACATTTTCTCCACTTAATGTATTCAAGATTTTTAGGAACTCATCTGTTCCAGTACCATCTAATGAACTATCAAATATTTCATCTAACATAAGTAGATTTGTATTGACAGAATTTTTCATCTTAGCGATAGCTCTCCATGTAAACAATAGTGCAAGGTCTATTCTCATTTTCTCACCCTCACTAAAAGATGCATAAGTAAACTCATCGCGATATCGTGATTTAATAGTTTCTTCAAAGTTTTCATCTAGTGTAAAGTTTACATAAAATTCCATAGAAGTTAAATACTTGTTTATCAATTTATTCATTATTGGTAAGTATTGTTTAATAATCTTAGTTTTAATACCAGTATCTTGTAACATAATTTTAGAAGTTTCAGCATACAGCTTATCTTCTCTTAGTTTACTTTTGTGTCTAGATACTCTCTCAAGATTGTTTTTGAAAGTATCTAATTTTTCAGTATCATAACTACCAGTGCTATCTTTATTCAGTTCATCTAACTCTGTTTGAATTTTTGTATTGTATTTTTCTAACTCTAATATAGATGCGTTTGTTTGTGCAATGAGAACTTCATTATCTCTCATGTGATTTGCTATTGTTTTATATTCTTTTATTTTTGTATCTACCTTAGACATTTCATCAGATAGTTTTACTAAACCCTCACTTAGTTCTCTTGACTCTTTTAATTTATCATCAATTGCTTTACATTTAAAATCTTCATCAATATGCTGCTCGCAAGTTGGACAATCATCATTTTCCTCAAAAAATTTTATCATGTTTTGACCACGATTATGTTTATCTTTTATTGAGAAATGCATATCTTTTAGTCTATCTCTTTTTTGTATAACTTTATCTTCACCAAGCATTTCTTTTAAAAAATTATTGTTTGCTGATTTTAATTCACCCTCTTTCTTTTTTCTTCTTAATAATTCACTTTCATTTTCTTTGATAAGTATTTGTTTTTGTTCAATAATTTTATCTTTATTTTCTTTCATATCTTTGATATGATTTTCTTGTAAATTAATTTTACTTTCCATCAATTCATATTGATGGTCAGCTTCACGAATGTCATCTAATATTACTTTTATTTTACTTTTAAGTAACATATTCATTGTGGAAAATATTTGAATATCTAATATCTCTTCAACAACCTCTCGTCTATGTCTAGCCTTTAACTGCATAAATGGCACAAACGTAGAGCTACCAAGTATCACAACTTGTGTAAAAGAGCGATAATTTAATCCAAGTATCTGTTGTTCTAATATCTTTTGATAATCACGAGCATTTGCATTCTGATTCATGAGTATGCCATTTTGATATATCTCAAAATTATTAGGTTTGATACCACGCACCACTTTGTATTTTCTAGAGCCAATAGTAAATTCAACCTCAACAACTGTAGATGAATTATTTACAGAATTTACTAATTGAGTTTTACTAATCGTTCTAAATGGTTTACCAAATAATGAAAAACACAGTGCATCTAAAATGGTAGATTTTCCTGCGCCATTTTCTCCGATAATTAATGTAGTTGGATTTTTATCAAGTTGGATTTCTGTAAAGCTATTACCAGTGGAAAGAAAGTTTTTCCACCTCACATAATTAAAATGAATCAAATTTCTAAATCCTGTGCTTCTGTGTAAAGTTGTCTTTGATAATTAATAAGTCTATTTTTATCTAAAGATGTATCAAGTTCTCTTATATATTTACTTAGTAGTGTCATAGTATCTTCTGTATTTTCTACAATATCATCTGATACAGTATCTGCATCTAAATCAGAATAATCCTCTATAATTTTAACATCATGGCTGTCAGCTCTTAAAAGTTTATCTACAAACTGGTCAAACTTAAATAAGTCTTTTTTATTAACAACGATTAGTTTTACAAACTTATCTCTGCAGCTTTTAAAATTAAACTGCTCATAATCAGTGGTCGTATCGTCATAGTAAATTTTTTGATGAATTGTAAATGGATTTACGATTCTTTCTAGTTCCCTAGTTTCTGTATCAAAAATGTGAAACCCTTTTTTATCATCATAATCATTCCAATAAATTTCATATGGAGCTCCCAAATAGTATATTTGACCATCATCTGACTTACAGTGAAAATGTCCGCTAAGAACTGTGTCAAATTTTTTAAAAAGTTGTTTACTGATTCCATGTTCATTTTTCCTACCTCGCATCATTTCAAAGCCTGCAATCTCTAAGTGACCCATGCATATTTGAGCATCTGTTTCATCAATCATACCCTCTGTATAAATTAAGTTTTGATTGTTAATCCATGGCAAAAATAATATCTTAGTTCCATCAAATGTGACCTCTTGTGCCTCTGGATATATTTTAATATTTTTATGTCTATCACCAAGAAGCTCTTGCACAGAATTTACATCATTTGTATTTTTATAAAAAGTGTCGTGATTACCAATCATAATATGTAAGTCTATATTTAAAGTATTGAAAGGTAAAATAAATCTTTCGCGAAAATCCTTTGCTGTTTTATATGAAACAAACTTTCGTCTGTCCATTAAGTCACCTAAATGTATGCAAGTCTTGATGTTATTTTGTGCCAAGTATGGAAAAAATACACCCTCATAAAACTGATAAAAATATTCATTAAAATTTGCATTGTCATTTCTAGCACCAAAGTGGGTATCATTAATTATTGCAATTTTCAATCATCCATCTCCATAAAATTTTCTAACCCTTTAGGCTCACTCTTGCTATCTTTCTTTTTTGGTTTATAAACATCCTCATCTGGTAACATTACTGTTGGGTCAAATCCACCAATATTGTAATTTGTGTTATCACCAGCCATAGTTATGTAAGGAAGATATTCTTGTTTTTCTATCATCTTGTGTTTTACATGAGATTGTTTTTTCTCTTTTTGTATTCTACGAATAAATGCATAGTATATGATTTGTGTAAAATATGCAAAAGGATTTTTAGATTTATCTGGATTAAAGTTATGTATGTATTGTAAACAATTTTCTATCCCATCACTAATCATCTCTTGTCTATAAGTGTAGTTAATAAAGTTTGGTCTATAAGATAAACCATTTGCTATTTTAAGAAAACATGCACCTATATAGTCAGATATTTGTGGTATATCATCACCAGCTTCCTCTGCATCTCTACACTTCTCTTTCCATTCAATCATTGCTTGATGAAATTTTTTGTTATCTACATAGTGGGCGCCTTTAGCTTTTGCCATAATGATTCCTTTTCAAACGTACTGAATTAAATATACACTAAAACAGCATGAATGTCAACCTTTATTTTATTTTTTTATGCGTTGACAAAAGGCTAGATTATGTGTATAATCACTATTGTGAGTCATCAATGATAAGTTCTTTTAATAGATAGTTTATCTAGTATGGCTTCAAGTTCTTTGCTATCCATAATGTCATCTATATATTTTTCTTTTTTTATAGATTTTTCAATATCATCTAATTGTTTTTTAGTTGGTTTTATTATGCTCACTTGTTCTATACCTTTTAAAACATATTCATAGTATCTAGATAGTCCAACACTCGCAGGGGTCATAATAACCACAGAATTTTTTTCAATATTAAATATCTCTTCATCAGAATAAGGTTGCACCCATCTACTTAACGCTAAAGATTCAACAACACCTTTTGAGGTATCTCTAGTGATAGTTTCCATTCTAAGTGGAGAGCTTATTTTTAATTTACTGTTTTCTCTTGAGCTTGTATTCTCATGCACTTTGCAAACAATATCTTCTCCATTAGATAATTTTATTACTTGATAACTCATAAGTTAATCCTATTGATTTCGTATTTAAATTGTTCTTCTTTGTATATATTTAGTCTTTCTGTAAAATGTCGATAGGTAAAATTTTGCCTTGATTTGTAGCTGATATTATCTGACACATCAAATAATCTAACCATAGTTTTATCTTTAGTTTGCCTAAGTCCTCTTCCAATTGATTGTAGAACTCGCACTCTACTTTTGGAGGGACTAGCGAACACGACATTGTTAATATTCCTAATATTAATACCAGTGGAAAAGGTGCCGTAACTTGCGATAATGAGTGAATCTTTTTCTTTTTCAACAATTGCACGTATCTTCTCTCTTGTTTCTGCAGTAGTTCCACCATACACAAAAAATACTTTCTTGTCAAGTTTTTTAAGTTCATTATATAATAGTGCACCATGTTTGTCAACTAGTTGAAATAAAACTAAAGTGTTACCTTTTATGGTTTTACATAACTTTTCAATAAATTTATTTCGTTTAGTATGAGATACAATGTAATTTAATTCTTCTGCATAGGTATATTTTCTAACTCTTTTACATTCTTCTTCTGTGTGTTTTAGTACAATACAATCTATATCTAACTTAGCTAAAGTTCCTGAATCCATGAGTTCTTTAGTAGTAGTTATTTTTTCAACTTTGCCAAATAGACCCTCAAGTACTAGCCTATGAGTTTGTGTGCCATCAAGAGTCCCTGTCAAACCGAACCTGTATTTGCAATCACCTGACCGAACCATTATGTCAGTTAGGCTCTTAGCCTTAAATAGATGTGCTTCATCGCCTACAATGCAGCCATACTGTTCAAAATATTTCCTGTGAAGTTTATATAAAGATTGCCATGTGGATATTACAACTGGTTTCTTAGAACCTTTATCCATGCCAGCATATACTCTGTGTATATATTCATCTTTCCAACCATAGTCTATAAAATCAGAATACATCTGTTCAACTAAAGATGTTGTTGGAACAAGTATTAAAGTTTTTAGATTCATTAGATGATAGTATCTAATAAGTGTGTATATTATGAGTGACTTGCCTGAAGCAGTAGGAGATAAAAGAAGGCAGCGGTTTGTCCGTATAGCATGCCAGATTGCATCAATCTGATAATCATGGAAGTGTATAGATTTTCCTCTACTCTTGGGTCGTAGTGATTGCGCGAATTCTCTGACATTCTCACGAACAACATTCCGTTCATTCTCAACTCCTTTTTCTATTATATATTCAATAGAGTTTCTTGAACAAAACTCTTTTATGTAAGGTAAAAGGCCTACATATATTCTACCATTGTGTGGTGAAAAAAGTCTTATTTTACCATCCCAAAGTTTTCTACGATAATGAGGCATATATTTAGCGCCTGGTACTTCAAAAGTAAAATAATCAGATAACTCTCTAGATGTATCTTCATCTACATCTAGTTCTAAGTAAACCTCATTTAGTTTTGAAATTTTCATTTCATCTTAGGGCCTAACAACCAACCCACTATACTTTTTCTTACACCAGATTTTACTGGTCTTACTCTATGCCACATATCTGAATTAAATATTATACAGTTTTCATTATGTCGCTTCCACTCTGATATGTATCTTGGTTTTGCATCTGGGCCATGTATTTCCAAATCAAACTCACCACCCTCAAAGTTATTATTTAAAAATATTGAAAAAGATATTTTTCTAATTCTGCCATCTGGGTATGGTTTTAAATTTAAATCTTGATGCCAACCATACTCTTGAGTTTCATCATACTCTGAATATTGTAAAGGCTCTATATTATCTAAATGTAAACTTGAAAAATCAGCTGCTTCACTTTTAATTACAGAAAAAACTCTCTGACATATTATTCTATCTTTTATCCATGATACCCTAGAGTTTCTTTTTATCAATCCACTCTTTTCATTTACATAACTTTCTTTTAGTTCTTTTTCTTTAAATCTTAATATGTCTTTTATTAAATCATCTGGAAAATTAATCACACGATAGTTCATCTGTAAAAATCCAATCTATCTGAATTTGCATCACTTCTTTCAGTTTTAAATACAACACAAGTTCTTAATTGATAACATTGTCTTGAAACTGACATAGCCTGATGTGGTAGACTTGCGTCAAAAACAAACAAACGATTTCCAATATAATTTACATACTTGTCAATCTCATTTTTCTTTTCATTCCATATAGCCGTTCCGCCCATCCACTCTGGTTTCCAATCAAGTCTTGGATAATATATCATTGTAAAGTCGCCATCATCATGGTGTAAATGTGGTTCTATTCCATGAGTGTGTGCATTTACATAAACTCTCAAGAATCTAGAAACTTTGTATTTGTTTTCAAAATCATACTTTCTTTTTGCAGTTTCCCATATTGGTGATAGAAAACTATATTCTTCAAACAATTCCCCATGGCCACAAAGAGTATGCCAATGTTTGTTAACTCCATCTTTATGTGACCTATAATCATATTTCCATGAAATCTCTTTCATCTCCATATCAATTAATTGAGCCACGTGCTCTTCTAAAACATTATCGTAAATATCACAAATCATTAGTATGTTACTCCTGCTTCAAACTTTTTCCACTCAATAGCATTTTTTATATCCCAACCACGATTGTCAACTGATTTAATTACACCTTTGATATAATCAACAACTGTTTCTAAATATCCTATTTTATTTTCTGCATCTATGATTTCTTCATCTGCAGATATGTAAACACCTAAATCAGTTTTTAAAACTTTGAGGTCAAATGGTTTTGTTGCATAAATCTTTGCATCAGATTTACCACCATAATATTCCCATTTTTCACGATATAGTTTTTTGTAATCTCCTTTTGCTCTGTACAAAAGAAGTTCAAACTTAGATTTGGCATCTAAATATTTAGCTTTTATTTCTTGGTTTTTTAAGGATTCTGTGTCTAAGTGTTCATCATCTACTTTCAAGTCTTGAGAAACTTGAAGTTTCAATTCATCAAGGGTCATTATCACTCCGTATTATAAAGTCACTATCTCATATAATTTATAACGAAAGTCAACAGTTGCTGTGAGATATTCAACATCTCCGACTTGCTGTGTATAATCTAGGCCGGACAAAGAAACTGGGAACATATCAGAAAAACGAACCTCTACAATTGGATTATTTTTATTAGATAATATTGTAAGTGTTGCATCAGAATAAAATGGTCTATCAGCTGTAGTTGCACCTACCTTACCAATATCAGTATTACCACCAGCACCAGAATTTGAGGTGTTTGATGTTGAAGAACGAAATGTTGTAAATTGTGTTCTATTTTCTGGAAAGCCTATACCAATTAACCAGTTGTGTATTTCAGAATAGTTTTCTAAAAACTCATCTACAATAAAAGATATAGTCAAATTTTCAAATGTGACCTTATCTCCGATAATAGGCAAATCTTTATATGGTGTTGGTATTACTAATTCACTTAAACTGATAGCTGGTATGTTTGCAGATTGTGTAAAGAACTGTACCTTTGGCAGTTGATTAATCATAAAACGAAACTGGGTCGGACTTGTATAGTCCAACTTATCTGGCTGTCTATTCAATGGTGAAGTTTCTGTTGTCATAATAGTATTTATAATAAAAAAAAGAGGGGTTTCCCCCTCTTTTTTAGGTTGGTTCGTTTTTTCTTACATTAAGTTAGAAACTTTAACTTTTCTGTAGTACTTGTTGGTTGCAGATGAGATTGAAATCGCACCATCAGCGCCTGCGGCTACTGTTCCTGTGTGGAATGGGTTGGCTGCGATACCATATCTTGTCTTGAAACCGATTTTTGGTTGGAAGCTATTCTCGCCTACTGCTCTTACCATCTGTAGTGGTACATATGGGCAATAGAACATTCCAGCGTCGTATGGGGAAGTTCCCTTGTATCCTACAACATAGTACTGTGAAGCAGCTACGTTTGCAGCATATGGGTCTACATACACTTTGTATCTTCCGTTCATAACACCAGCAAAAGTAGTTGTAGTGTCATCAACATTCAAGTTATTATTAAGTGCAGGAGTGTAATCTAATACACCAGCCATTTGAAGTGCGGAAGCAACATCAGCTGAACATAGTATCATATTACCTTTTCCTCTACGAGTCTGTTGACCGATAGCGTTAGCATCTCTCTCTATCGCAAACATTAGACCTTTGAACTTCTCAACTGACCAACGACCATTTGAGTCTGTGTCTAAGTCAAAGATACCAGCAGTAGTTGTATTTACCTGTGCACCTTTTACAGCGGATACATAGATGTTTCTTACAACTTCTCTGTTAATCTCTGCAAGAATTTCAGCAGATAGAATATTTGCAAGTTCTGTCTCAGCGTCTAGACCATGAATTGCTTTAAGGTCTTGGGCTAATTCCATAGTGTACTCAGCTTTAAGAGCTCTTGTTACTGCAGTAACAGTATGCTTCTCGATTGAGAATGCCATCTCTGCGAATGCATTTGTTCCAGAGTCACCTAATGCCTCACCTTGTACTGTTGTCATACCTGTTGCTGAAGTATATGTTCCAGCTGGGCTGTCGTTTAGTACGGCAGGGTTGGTTTCTGTTGCACCGATATCTCCACCACCAACTGTACCAGCAGCATTTTGGTTAGTGATATCTGGAAATGCCTCGTCTGCAAGTGCCTCTGCACCATCCATTGATGCAAATCTTGCTCTCATTGCAAAGATAAGACCTGTTGGGCCAGTCATTGGCTGAACACCACAGATGTCATATGCAATTAGATTTGGCATAGAGCGTCTTACTAGTGAAATAAGAATTGGGTCAAAGGTATCTAAAGAAGCATTACCACCGATAAAGTTAGTAGGTGCTGATTCATTTAAGAATGCTCTGTCCTCTTTGATTGATTTCTCTTGGTTTTCCAAGATGATTGTAGTAACGGCACGTCTATAACTATCCTTGATTTCTGGTAAATCAGGGTGTTGAAGGACTGGCTGCCACTTTTCTTGTAGATGTTCTGTTTGAAACATTTTGGTTTCTCCTTATATAAGTTCTACTATTTATAAAATTTTGTTATTTTGCACTTTTAACAGTCCTACCAATTGCAGCCATATAAGCAGCCATCGAGTCAGAGGTGTCAATGTCCTGTGCTGTGCCAGTATCTACATCATCAATTGTTTCAGTCGCAACTTCAGTAAGTGTCTTTGGGAAATAACTTTCCTTTAGAGTGCTTAACTTCTCACGATATGATTCCTCGTTAGAGTAATCAACATCTTCTATTAACGACTTAAACTTTTCAATTTCTGTTTCGGCAAGGTCTGAAGAAACTTCAGCCATCACCTGCTCCTTAACTAGTGTAGCATTTTGAGATTTTGTTTGGATTTGCTCTTCCATCATCTCATTAATTTTACCCTCTAGTTCTGAAATCTTTTCTGATTGTGCTTCTAACACATCATACTTTTCATCTGGAACATCAACATAGTGGTCTTCAAACAATTGTTTTAGACCAGAGATAAAGTCTTCTGCAATCTCGCCTTTTAGGCCTCTCTCGATTGCTAACTCATTCTCTTTCATCCATTCTTCAACAACATAGTTTAAGTAAGTGTCAACTTTTTCTGTTAACTCACTCTTAGTTGCGTTTATATTTTCTTCCAGTTCAGATTTATATTCGTCTTCCATTCTTTCTACTTCAGAACGAACTTTTGATTTAACAGCAGCCTCAAATACTGTTGCGGCTTTTCTCTTAAATTCTTCGGAAAGGTCACCCTCACCTGTCATCAATGCGTTTACATGCTCAGAAACATCAATAGACTTGAGTCTTTTCTCAACAGATTCTTTCTTTTCTTTTTCTTCCTCTGTTTCTTTGTGTCCCATTTCGTGCATTGCACTATTCATTGCTGTATAGGCAGCCATAATTTTGTCTTTCTTTTCTTTATGCATACCCATCATCATGTCTTTCATGGCTGTAATCATTTTATCTTTAGTCATGTTCATCTCTTTTTTCTCGTGATGAGCTTCTGTGGCAAGAATTTTCATATCTTCTGCCATGACTTTTTCTTCAATACCATGTTTAAACTGTACGTCATACCATGCAACATATCCGTTTGCATCTGGTATTGCGTGTGATTCTTTTACTGGTTTACCTTTACCCCATACTGGATGCTCCACAAAAGTAGCGCAGTCGTGGTCTGCAGAGTGACAAAGTTCTCTAATTTCATCATCTGTATAACCATCCATTGGGTCATAACTTGATGCAAGTGGTCTATTTTGACCAGCTTCTTTTGCTTTGTCCATCTTGTCAGCCTTTCCTTTTTTTGGAATAGTTGTATCTGTTTTTGCACCCTTTGAAGTGGTAGTTCCACTATGAGGTGCAACTTTATCTGGTGTAGAGCCAGGGATAGAATCGATTGTACTATCTTCTGGATTTGTTTTTAATTTCTGCATAGGGTCTGTAGCAGTAGCATTGGGTTTAGGCTCTGTCCCATGTGCAGCTTCTTCAAGCTCTTCTAAGACTTCAGCTTCTAATTCCTCAATGGTTTTGTCTAATTCATTAGCCATGGGGATTACTCCTTAATTATTTTCTAAACTTATTTATAAAATTAAAGTTTTTGAAGAAACTTTGCGAACTCTAAAGCATTGGCTTTTGTATTATTTGTCCGTGCATTTTCTTCAATGTTGTTTTTAATCTCTGAAACATCGGCTTCTTTTATCAAACCATTGTTCCAAATCCACTCTTTACCCTCCATGATACCCTCAACAAATGCGTTAGGGGCAGATGGGTCTGCAACAATATCAGCTGCAGTGGCAAGGTAAAAATCATTTCTCACATAGTTAGCACCATTTTTTTGGTCTAAACTCCCCATACCTCTTGATGATACACCCAACTTCGCACCATCATCCATTAAATTTTTTACTATCTCACCCATAGGAGTGGATAAAATCTTTGCTTCTCCGATAAAGTTCTTTCCGTCTGGATATAAAGCAGTAATCATATGTGATGCTCTTTCCAGATTTACAGTAGGGCCATCTGGGTGTCCCAACTCTCCGAAAGCTCTTTTTTCGTTTATATAATCTTTATTATATCTTTTTACTTCTTTTTGAAGTATCTCCATAGGATAGATACGACCATTACGATTTTTAATATCGGCCTGCATAAAGATACCTTTAATCTTGTAATCTTTTTTACCAGTTTTTTCGTCTTGTTCAATCAGATAGTCTGTATCGTGTTCTACATGCTCTGATATTAGTTTTAATGTGTAACCCATAATTCTATCCTTTACGCACTATCTGTGTAGTTTACATCTTTTCTAAGTTCTATTAAAACAAATCCAGATGTTCCTCTAGTTACTGCAAGTATATCAGATGATGTTGCAGTAGTATTAGTTGCGTTATTTTTTATCAAACCCATAGAACCATCATAATAACCAGTTCCAGCAAGTCTTATTGCAGTAGTATCTGATGACGCACCTTTAAATTTTATCTCTACATCTCCAGTATTTGCTGCAGCTGTACCTTGTGTCAAACCCCATTGGATTCTAGCAATATCTAGTTTAGCTCCATTTGCAAAACCATCTAATCCGTCAGCATCTAAGGCTGTATTTGATGCACTATCGTTATCAATATCTAATAGTATCGTAACATTACCACCAGCGCCTGGTGCATTTACATTTGTATCTCTCAATGTTCTTGTTGCAAAAGCCATTATTTACTCCTTAAAATGCTAACATTTCTTTTTCAAAATATCCCATAAGTTGTTTTTCTGGCACCTTATATTTTTTAGATACTTGACTTATAGTTTTTTCAAAAGTATTTAGGAAATCCGAAGGCTTAGCGTCCATTTTTCCGAATATATCATCAACAGCACTTTTCATCTTAGGAGATAATTTCTTATACTCTCTAGATTTTTTGTGCTCATCTTTCTCTGGGAGAGATGTGTAAAATTCATCAAACTGTTTCATCTTCCTCTACTTCTGGAATGTGGTTTTTTACAAAACTTTGTGCAACTTCTTTTCTTTTAACCTCTAAAGCATCAGCCACTCTATTTGACATCATATCTTTAAAAGCATCCTCTGCACCTAAGTTGTTACCTTTTTGTAATTCATTTACGAAATTTTCTGCACTCATTGATTATCTCCATTATCTTTTGGTGGAGGTGTTCCACCATCATATTTAGTTAAGTCATCTGGGTCTATCGGAGCCCCATCAACACTTGGTATTCTAGTGATACCATCTGTTCCGTCTGGAACATTAACTCCGCCTTCATCTGGGTCAAGGCCAGCTTCTTTGTTTATCTGTTTTTGCATATCATCTATTTCAGCATCTGTAAAGTTTAGTACATTTTTCTGTACCCAAGCTTTACTAAAGAATGTTCCAATATAACTTTCGATATTACCTAATGCATTAATTCTATCCTCAAGTAATTCTGCTTTCTTCAGTTCTGCAAAATGACCATCTTGTAAAAAGTCATATTGAATATGCTGATTCATTTTTTTCCAATCTTCTAAAGTAATCACACCTTTTAGTATAAGTTGTGTTTTTAGAATATCAGTAAATAATGCTGTAAATCTTTTTCTTAATCTCTGAACAAACTTAGTAAATTTAAGTTCATCTCGTGTAATCTCTGTGGAACGACCAAGACTAAAACCAGCCTCTGCTTCTAATCTAGAGATTGGGACATTTAAAGAACGATATAGTTTTTTCTT